TCAGACCTGTATCGGTCAGGCGCATTTTTTCGGACGCACCCCTAAACCAAATGTGATTCTGAACGGCCATGTACTGCGTATTAAAGTCACCGCCATCAAACTGATTGCCGATATAGCCTGTAGTAGTCCCCCCAAACTCAAAGGCAACGCGAGTTCCTGCGGACGTGCTTGTGCTTCCATTACGCAGCCGAATCCCGATTGGTGACGCAGTGCTTTGATCGTTAAGTAAATTCGTCCCATCAAACGTCAGCGCACTCCCGGTAGTCAGGGCTTTGGAGCCGTTGAGAAACAAAACACTGTTTGCTGTTCCAGACGAGAACGTTCCGCCGAGTTCGAGCTTATCCGTGTTGAGATTGGTGAAGTTAGTATCAACTTCATTATTGGTAAGGGGCGTCCCCTTGCCAGCACGGGTAACAATAGTCGTCATTTCTTACTCCAACTCGGCGGATATGATTAGGAAGCGGCGAGGGTAATCGTCCAAGTTACCGTAAGCGAATCATTCGCGCCCTTATTCACTACGGCAAACACGGTACGGCAGAGCATATCGCCGGAACTTGACGCATTAAAGATGCCCGCCTCGGTCACAGCGCCCGTCGCGTCCCCGGCCTCGAAACTAGCAACGTAGATCACCTTCTCGTTGTTCGATCCGCTGATCGTCGTGCTATCGAGCGCCTCTCGAGAGCCGAGAAGCGTCTCTAGGTCTGTATTACCCGCCGCCGCTGCGGTCGTGCCGGAGCCTAGCGCCATGTGCGACATAACCGCCTTGGCGGTTCCAACCATACGCGAGATAACGTAAGCAAGACCGGCGTTAACCACAAGATTCTTAATCTCGCGGCTCTCCTTAACTTGACCATCCGGCCCTTTAAGCAAGAGCGATACGTCGCCAGTCATCTTTAGTTTGTCGTTAATCATGATGATTCCTTTTAGAAGGTTCGAGAGGTGCCGACGTAATCTTCGGCGAAATAGAAGGCTTCGGTGTAGTCTTGATTCAGCAGGCTACCGGCATCGGTAAAGGTCGCGGTATCGCTCTTGTTCTGCCCGAAGGCCAAGACTTTAGCGTCAGAAGCGCTTAAAGAGTCAGACGCTGGCCGAGAGAATTGTATCGCCGCGCTCTCTGCGACGCTAGCCGAATCCGATAGTGCCTTTGCCCCGCTATACGCGAAGGCATCTGCGATTGTTGGAGCCTCAGACTTTGCGAGCGAAACATTAAAGACTCGCGCATCTGTAAAGCTACCGCTATCCGCCGGATTTAACCCGTAGCCAATCCCAACAGAATCCGACAGATTCGCACTATCCGAAGCGGAAATGCTTACCGCGAGGATAGCGGCCTCTGTAACGCTTACCGTTTCGGCTTTTCCTAGCCCTATCGCTAGAGTCTGCGCGTCCCCAAAACTCCCCCCGTCGCTAAAATTCTTTCCGGGGGTAAGTGCAGCGCTATCCGCTACAACGAACGAATCGCTCGCGGGGCGCGATAGGGCAAAAGCTTTGCTCTCAGCGAGAGATAGAACATGATCGAGCGACTTAAAGATCCCGAGCGTCTGGTCGTCGTCCGCCAGAACCCCGTTTACGTCATCCGTTGCGTTTACCGTATCCGCCAAGACCTTCGAGATTGCGAACGTCTTACCTTCCGAGAAATAGATATAGTCCGTCGCCTCTGTGTAATCCTCGAAGAAGTAATCCTCGGCATACGGCGAGAACGCGACCTTCGTAAAATGATTCACACGGAGATCGGATGCCGAAGCGGCGTCGGCGAGAGGCTTACTAACCGAGAGCGCTTTATCTTCCGCAACCGTCGCGGAGTCAGCAAGAACCTTAGACAATGCGATAGCAAGCGCTTCAGAGAGGCTTGCAGAGTCTTGTAAGACCTTACCGAAAGCGCGAACCTCTGCTTCCGTAAATACGGCGGTATCGCTACGATTAAGCCCGATCAGGAACGAGTTAATCGCGTCCGATAGAGCGGCGGAATCAGCCAGCGCTTTAGAGACTTGCTTGCTTATCGACTCTGTAATGCCGAAAGAGTCCGCTAGCGTAAGGAACTCGATCCACTCCGCAAGAGCAACGTCGGCGGCCTTGATCTGCCATATAGCCGCGCTAACTAGCGCCCGGAACTCGTTTGATTGAGTTGTGGCGGAAAATACCTGCGCACTAACCCCTGCACGAAGCTCATCCGCGCTCGCTGCCGCCGATAAATATAGCGGCGTAACGCTTACGCGAAGCTTCGGCATTTAATCCCAATCAGCGCGGAGGCGGATCTCTAATGGCTCGAAAACGGTCTGAACTAAACCGCTCGGCATCGTAATCTCGACTTCTGCCTCATAGTCTCCGGCGGGCTGATTAAGATTGCCCGCCGACCAGACCACATAGCAAACGCCATCATCCGAGTCCCCACCGGGGCCAGAGTTAATGGTAAGCGTTTTTGTAAGGAGAATCGTAGTTCCGCCGACGGCGCGTAAGAGAAAGCGCCCGGTAGCATTCGTAAGGTCGACTGGCGTACCGCTAGGATCTTCCGTGATCGTTAGCTTAAGCTGCGGGCCTGTATCGCCAGCTACTAGCCGTACTTTTGCCATGCCCTTTATTCCTTACGCGGCCTTCCTCGTTTCTGGATGGCCTTAAATTCTTGCGCGAACTCTCCCTCCTCGACTCGTACAGCAACGCCCATCTCGAGGAAAGCGTCCGCAAGCTTCTTCTGCCATGCGAGGCCCGTAGGGATTACCTCGCCGACTTCGTAGGTACGGACAGACGCCCCATGAGCGTCCGCCGCACCCCTACAAGCCATCATCATCCGAATAGACATAGGCTTTGCAACGGGCTACGGATGTAGCCCGCCTCCTTCTTAGACGTGACGCGGGTTACCCTTAACAACAACAGCCGAGGTCGGCGTGCCGTTAGTATGGGTTCCGGTGCGGTCGTCTACAACGCGAATGTACCGCTTGCCGCCGATGTAGCTCAGTTGATGCACAGCCGGGGCTTCCGTCCCGGTATCCATCAATGCGAACACCCCGCCCGAAGAGATCGTACCGTCCGCTACGTCCGCTTGCGCGACCGCAGCATAGGTCGAATCATCGTCGGAATGCTCGAGCTTAAACTGAATGTAGTGCGAACCCGAAAGGGTATCGCCCTCGGCCCCGGCTTGAGCGATAACGAGCGCAGACTCGAAGAACTGCAAGTCAACGCCCGTACCGTTCGCGTCGGCGGTACGGTTAGCAGGAGCGAGCGATACAACCGCTGCGGTCTTATTGGAAAGGTCTTGCATGGCTTACCCCTTAGCTTGCAACGTTTTGGAGACGAATCGCCTCCGCCATGATGACCTGACCACCAACCCGACGGCGAGCGACATAACGGACATTGCCCGAGGTCGCTTGCGTAAACGGATCGCGCAGAACCGCAAGGCTCACGCGGTCAACGATCATGTAGCCACGGCGGAAGTCACCGAAGGCGACGGGCTTCGTTCCGGCGGATACATCCGGCATATCCGGCGCTTCGACGTAGGGGTAGCCGAGAATTGTATTCGGCACACCTGCGATAATCTGCATTCCGGGCTGAAAGACGTACTGACCAGCGGTGTCTTTAAGCTTACGGATCGCAGCGAGCGTAGTCCGGTTAAACAGGAACGTCGCGCCCCGAGCATAGTCCGACTTAATCGCATGAACGAGCGTAATAAGCCCGTCAGCGGTAAGAGCCGAAGCATTGCCGGAGTTCGTCGAACCGACGGAGGCGTTCGTAAGAATGCCCTCGGGTTTCCCGATCGCGTTGCCGCTTACAAAGGCCGCGCCCTCTGCCTTAGCGAACTGCTCGGCAAACTCCGCCGACATTTCCGCTTCAACATCGAACACGCTATCCTCGAGAAGCTGCTCTGATACGTCAACGAGAGCGTACATTTCATGGGTCGGAATTTCTTCCTGCCCAGTCGTGTAGCCGGTCGTTTCCGCACGGGTTCCCTGCTCGGCAACCCACTGCGCCGCGAAGGTGCCGGAACGAGTCGGCATCTTGATCGCTTTTTGCGTGGTCTGACGAACGCGAGCAACCGAACGGATCGGGCTAATTTCGGTCACGGTTTTTAGGAGTTCTCGAACGTACTCTTCGGGGGCAAGGAAGCCGCCGCTCGTATCATTCGATACCGAGAGAGACTTAATCTCTTCCGGCTCCATGTTTTCTTTGCCCTTGCGAATCCACTTCTCGAAGCTCTTCATCGAGTAGTCGATCTGCTTCGACTCAACACCAGCGCCGGGGCGCTTAAGCATCGTTTCGAAGTTTGCAAGTTTTTCGCCGATATCTTTCTGCGAAAGGGCGGCTTGCGTAAGCTTCTGATTGATATCTTCGAACTTATTTAGTTCAGACTCAATGCGGGCAAGCTTCGCGTCGAGAAGCGGGTCGGCGCTTCCCTTCTTTTCCAGAGCCTTAAGACGCTCGTCGTTTGCGCTCTTGAACTGCTCGAATGCGCCAGCGACAGCATCCACGGCGGATTTAAGATCCTCTGCCATGATTACCTCGATAAAAGTGTTTGTAGTCGCTTCAAAGACTGAAGCGCGTCTTGCTCATCTGCTTCCCGCAGACCTAGAGCTTTCGCAACAGCGCCTGCCGCCGCTTTCGCCTCAGAGCGAGAAAGGCTCCCTGCGTCCCGCAAGAAAACTTCCCATTGCCTGACCGTCCAATCCGCACCCTTAACCGCAGACACCCTCGCTCGAGGGTTCATTGGGAAGGTAACGGCTGAAATCTCCATTAGGTCGACTTCTTTAAGATACCGACGGCCTTTGTCGGCGTCGTAGGTATAGCCTTTCGGCTCGAGTCGATACCCGATAGACAGGCCGTCGAGAGCGCCCATCTTCATGAGTTCGTATGCTTCCCGCCCTCGCTGTGTACCCATCGCGAGACGGCCTTTAACTTTAAGCCCGCGCTCATCTTCGGTAATCTCCTCGAAGATGCCGATCGGCTCATCCATACGATGCTGATAGAGGAGCTTAATTCCACGAGCGCCACGCTTTGCAATCGAGCGAGCGAACGCCCCCTTTTCGACTACATCCTGCCCTAAATCGACGTTGCCGAAGATCGAGCCGTACCCGCTAAAGGTTCCGCCCTCGCCGTCCTCCGCCTTAATCTCGGCGGAAACGTGCATGGTATTGCACTCGTAATCCATAAGGCTCTCGCTCTTCCCGCCTTCGCTAAACGTGCTCATGCAGACGGCGATGCGCTGCTCACGATCTGGAAACTCCGACTGTACGCTCTCGCTGCCCATGCAGCGCCCCATATAGTCAGACTCGGATTCGTCGGCTCGTGGCTTTGGAATAGGCATGGCGGAACTGTACCTTAGTAGAAGATAACAATCAATAGACTATATCCCCGCCGGGGAATGGTACGTCGTTAAACATCTCCCCAAGCTCGTTTTCGGCAAGCCTCTTGTTAGACAAGATAGCATTATCGACAAGCTTTTCAAAGATTTCTGCGGCTTTCCCGTCGGTCTTGACCCCAAAGAGGCCAATCTCCGAAGCCGTGCCGAAGTGACCTAGGTACTTGTCGAACGCTCGATTCATTCGAACGTTGTCGAACATTGGAATAATAGGCAGGTCGATCATGCTTAACCTTCTTTCCGACTTCTTCTGTTAATTGGTCGAACTTTTTAACGGTAAGCGGGGCGAAGTTTTCTAGGATCTTCCTCCAAATCTTGCCGTTCTTCCCGCCAATTAGAGACGTATAGTTAGCATACGCTTCGGTTGTATGCCCCGACCTTACGCCGCTGCGCAACCCGCCGACATTCGGATACTTTTGATAGTACGAAGCCCCGTGCCCGAAACCGCTCGCGGCGTTCGTAACCGCCTCGATAAAGTCAGCGAACATTAGACCTTCTTGCGTGGATTGCGACAGATAATGGAATAGCTTGGCTATACCGGCGTTAAAATTAGCCTCCCCGCCTAGGTACTTATTCCGCACCGCAGCAAGAATCATCCTCGCTCGAGGTTGATCGGTTTTGATTAACTCTATGCCTTTTTCATCAATGATCTTAAATAACTCGTCTGCTGTTAGCCACTCAGACTTAAGCTCTCGCTGAAAATCGCTTACGGACATAGGCTGCGCGTTGAGCTTTGCGTAGTCCTCGCGATACTTTTTGTACGCATCATTTTCTGTCGCTGCTATCGTCCTGCGGTCTTTCTTAATCTCTTCCCATGCCTCGCCCGATAGATACCCGGAGTTAGGATCCTGCCCTGCGACGCGATTGTTTTTATCGATCCAATGCCCGTACTCGTGCCGCCATACCGTCCTGTCTTTGTCTGTTAGTTTGGCGTCTTTCTTAGGACTCATAGCGATCTCAAAGTTCGAGCAGTAGGCGCGACTTACCCCGTACTCGATCTTTGGCACAGCTTTTGTAGCCGAGATTGCCTCTCGAATCGCTGGCTCTGTTCCCCACGATTCCTTATGAAAAACGATTTCTTCCTGCGTAGCGTCGCCCCAAGTCTGTTCTTGTTCGACCTTCGGATCTTTGATTTCATCCTCGGGTAAGTGATAAGCGAGCACACAACGGCAGTTAATAACGTTCCCGGCTCCGCCTCTGGGGTCGCCGGGGTAGGCCATCTTGTACGGTATGCCCTTGTACGGAACAATAAATAGATCGTTAATCCCGACTTCTTTACCGTTCATCTCTCTATGATGCGGCCTCGTACGGTCGTCGTCGGCGGAAACCCAGCGCTTAAGCATAGAGTCCGCCCCGACTTCTTCCGCGATCCGATTGTTTGCAAAGTTCGCCGCCGCATGAGTCTCGGTTCTAGCGATAGTCTGCGCCCGCCTCTTCCCGATTGCCCCGCCGGTTCGCTCTTTGATGTTCTTGGCAATCTGCGTCTGCGTTAGTTCTTCTGCGAATCCGTCAGAGAGCGCCTTCTCGATAATCGATTTCGTTGTGTTCGCGACCTCCTGAACGCGCTGCGCACCCTCGAACCGATACCACTCCCTTGCTAAATACTCGAAGCGCTGTTCCGCTTTCTCCGGCTTAAGCTGCGAAGTCATCCGCCCTGCGAACAGGTTAATAACGTCGCTGTATTGCTTTTGAAAATCCGGGGCTAGCTTAGACGGGATATCGCGATAGATTGCGTCTAACGCTTGGCTGTTCCCAATAGCTGTAACGCATCGGTCGCCGATTCCCTTAAACACCCTAACGAGCTTTTGCTCGAAGCGGTTTTCGAGCGCCGTCCGTAAGCGGTTCTGCTCAACTAACTCCTGCCGGACATTGATGCGGCGCATTAGTCAAGATCGGGGATTTTCGTTAGCGTCGAGACGCGATGACCGACAACCGTAGTAGTTGCATCCCACTTCCCGTCTTTGTCTTTCCCGTAAATACGAATTAGCACAGCGGGATCATCTTCTGTCGCGTTAAGGGTAAAGTCCGTGCCCGGAACTTTAAGCGTCCCAGACCTAACGATCCTCGTAATGCGGCCTCGAGCCATGCCGCCGGACGAATCCCACTCTACGAAATCGCCTACTTTGACTGTTGCAGCCTTATCGTCCGCCATGATTTGCCGCCGCTTCGCCCGCGCCCAGCTAAAACCGGGGTCGCCGCCCCACAGCCCCCAAGCGACACGGCCCGGAGAAGGGTAGCCATCTTCGCCCGGACGGAACCCCTCGGCCTGTTTATCGACTTCGTGCCGAGCAAAGAACGAGTACATCCTTAACACCGTCGACTCGCTTAGGTTTTCTCTGTTTATTAACTGATTAGCCCTCGCGACCCCCACTAGGGTGCCGCCGACGTTCCCTTCTTTACGCCATTGCAAGGCTCGGGCCGCTTCTTCTGCCATCGCTTCGGTCGGCTTGAGATCGATTGCCGCCTTCTCGGCACGATCGTCGGTATTGCTAATCCAGTCATTACAGACGTAGCGATCGCGAACTTCTGCGTCAAAGAGTTCGCAGTAGTCGTCATCGTAATAGCCGCAGTTATGACACATCCGATAAGAACCATGCGGGCGATACGCGGCAGGGAGGTTCTCCGGCACAGGCTCGCCGTCCGGGTAGATTTCGATAATCCGCTTCTCTCCGTAAGCTTCTTCGTATGCCTTCTCCGGCGTCCCCGCGTCGATCGGCGCAACCTTCCCAAGCGGGAAGAGATTCGCCGGGATATAAAGGTCGTCCGCGCCCTCGACGGCAGTAAGACCTAGGCGATCTCGAGCTTCGTTCCTACTGATAATCCCCGCGTTAACGCCTTGCACAACGTTCTCGTAGACCTTGCGCCGCCTTTCCGCGATCGCGGGGATCGAGTCAATATCGTAGGCGACTCGTAGGCTAGGCTCTCGGTAAAGAGGGACAAGCCACTCGTTAATATCGGATTCAACACGGCGAAGCATTGGAATAATCGTCTCTTCGTACAGAGCGAGTCGCGCCTCTGCTACGTTCGAATACGTCTGATTATCTGGAATCCCGACTAACTGCCCCGGAACGCCGAAGCAGAGCGCAATATCCTTAGCCGCCATGTTCTTAAGCTCGAGGAAATCCATATCCTTCGGGCTTAGGCTCATCTCTTTCCAGTCGAAATCGCCCTCGAGCAGCATTGGTCGAGCGACGTTCTTTGTCCCGCTAAACCTGCTTTCCATGTCCGAGATAAGCTGCTGCCGCTGCGATTCGGTAAGCTGAATCCCCATCCCTGTTTCGTCTTTCGGCTTAAAGATAATTGCGCCGGAGGGACGAGCGCCGTTCATAAGCAGCCCGACGTTATGCTGCGCCGCAAGATTATGTTGATCTACATCGACGGCGGCGGCGTTAAGCGGAGACAAGCCATACCAGTCATCGAGGGGGTTCCACAGCGAGAAGTGCTTAACCTCGCTTCGACCGTCGATCTGTACAGGGTAGGTTTGCCGTACCTGTCCGTTAATGATGTACTCGTACCCCTTTGGGATATCCGTCTCGCCGGGAACGATCCGCACTCGATCGGGGCGGAGCAGGTAAAGCTCTCGAGGCGGCGCGTTATCGGGGCCAGCGTACACGCCGTAAGCGTTGCCAGATAGAAGAATGTAGGCATAAAGGGACTGAAAGTATTCGACACCAGCTTTTCGCGGGTTCGGCCTCGAGAGGAGACGAAGAATCGGATGATTCTCGATCTTGTCTTTGTCTAAGAAAGCGTCGAAAGTTACGGCGGCTGCGCCGTTTGCGATCTCGTTTACGCAGCGGTAAACGATTGCGTTTTCTTTGTATCCCTCTTTAGCGAAGTCCTCGTAGCGATCTCGCCGCCCCTTTCCAGAGACGCCGTTCATATAAACGATCGGAGCTTGTTTTGACTGCACGGGCTGCGCAAAGATAGCGCGGAGACGGTCTGCAATACCCATTAGGAGATCCTCCAAGACGCCGCCCCGCTGGACGCTGATAATTCGGTTAACGCCCAGACTAACGCATCAAAGCGATCGGGTGATTTCCCGCCACCGACGTATGTACACATTTGATCCTCGAGCGTCGGGAATGCTCCGACATGAGAAACTTTCCCTTGTTCATATAGCGCGGCGATCGGCTCCGCTCGAACGAGTTTCCCCCGCGTAGCAGTAACGCTTCTGTACGACACCTGCGGATCGATAATTCTGAGCATTCTTTCGATCAAATCGCCGCCCTGATTTACTTCACCAATGATCCGGTCGGCCTTATATTCGTAATACGAATGCACGGCCCGTCTTGCCCAATGTTCTGGGGAGAACCGCCCGGATTCGTCAGACATAACGTAATACCGATTATCCTCGCCTTTGGCGGCGACTACGATGCCCGTCTCGGCTGATTCGTCGTTCATCGTAACAGCGGGATCGATAGCAACCACAACCCGACGAAGCTCCGGCAGATTTTCCCGTTTTATCCTGTCCCGGTCAATGACGCCGTGATTCCAGAGCGCCCCATCAATCTCGTCGAGAACCTCTCCGTACAATTCCTGTCGCCCGAGCTTTGTTCCTTCGTACCGATCTCGGTAGGTTTGTAAGGCGGCGGCGGCGAGGCTTGTATTCTCGAACGTGCTCCCTCGAGTAACGTGAACGTCCTTCCGCTTCATAATATCGCGGATTAGTGGCGTCGGCCTCGGTGTAGTTGTGATTACTGTCTGCGGATGCTCGCCTAGCCGGAGTCCAAACTGTAGCTGATCCCATGCGTCCGGGTAACGCCACGCGGCAAGCTCGTCGGCCCATGCTCTGTGATACTGCGGCCCCCGCATCCGATCCGGCTCAATCGCCGCGTACCCCTGAATTAGCGACCCATTAGCGAATCGAAGCTCTTGCGTCGTGCCGTTATAGGCTTTGCCTAACCCTTTCCAAAGCGCCGCCTCGGGGGTAACTTTAAGCAGACCGCTCGGCCCTTCAAAGCATACTCGGCGCAAGTCGCCAGAGGTCGGCGCTACCACCGCGCAGCGAACCTCGGGGTTATTTTGTGCATAGAGCGAGACATCTTGCGCTCCCGTCCGGGTCTTGCCCCAACCCCGCCCAGCGAGGATAAGCCAGATATTCCAATCGCCGTCGGGAGTTATCTGCTTCGGTCGAGCCTCGTGTATCCACTTAATGTAACTGAGCAGGCCCGTCTTGGCGCTTCCCTCGGGCCAGTTCGTCAATAATTCGACGAGCCTCTTCGAATTCTCGTTGATCGTTGATGTTGACATTCGCGTTTTCCGTAGTCTCTCCCATTGCTAGCCGACCGACCTTCTGCGCAATACTTAAGGCGGAGGCCAGAGAATTTACCGTCGCCGGAACTAATACGCGAACAGACGTAGGAGCGGGCAGGCCCGCAGCCTTAGCCGCCGCTAGCTCCTCTTTGTAAACCCTGCGATGCTCCTGCGAGTCGATAATGATCTGCGCGATTTCGTTCTGCAAGCCCTTCGCGAGACGGAGCGACGTAAGGTCGAACTCTGACGCCTCTTTCGCTAAGTCTTTGCGCTTCTCGCGGTCAATCTGATCCCTTAGTCGTCGCTCGAAGTCCGCTCTCTGCCCCGCCCAGTTCTCATTCTTTACGCGCTTTCCAATAGTTACAACGGCTATCCCGAAGCGCTTCGCTAAGAATTCGAGGGTCGGCCACTCCCGCCGCCCGTTGTCGTCGATAACGCCATGCACATACCTGTGCCGCATCTCTAGCCATTCCTCTGCTGTCAGCTTCTTCATAGTTAAAACCTTATCCCCGGTTTTTGAGCCTATAGGCGTTGTTTATCGCTTTGCCCGACATGATTGAAAAATATATCGGTTATTTTGATGTTTTTTTGCATTTTTAGGTTGACTTGCTTGTTCAGCCCGTTAGAATCCTAACTATACCAGCTTTCGAATCAACGGAGATAGAGATGAACGGTTTTCGCTTCGGAGTAGAAATCGAGTTTACCGGCGCTACTTGTGATGCAGTTACCCGCTATCTTTCAGACAACGGCGTTAATATCTACTACGCCGGTTACTCTCACAGCGTTTCCGATCAGTGGAAGGTCGTTACCGATGCTTCCGTTACGGTAGGCGGCATAGGCGGCGAGTTAGTCTCCCCGATCCTCTCCGGCGTAACCGGGTTGTTCGATCTAGATCGCGTCGTTCAAATTCTCAACGAAGTTCCTAATATCGGCGTCGATCGCCGGTGCGGGCTTCACGTTCATGTTAGCTGGGACGGAATGACCGTCGCTCAAGTTCAGACGATTGTTAATCGGTTTACTAAATACGAAGATTGGTTCGATTCGATTCAGCCAGTCAGCCGCCGTGCTAATCGGTTCTGCAAAGCCGTTAAGGGGCATCCCCAGTTCTCTAACGCCCTCGCGTTTAACCCC